GGCTCTTACCAAGAGCGCCTGCGGCCCGGCCCGGTCCTTGGATCGGGTTCGGAAACCGAAGGTGTGAAGTTCGCAGCAATGCGTTAACTTGCCTAAACAGCAATTTAATCTTATGAAGCTCTTACTCCAGTCATTAAGAATGAAGGGAGCAAAGATGCTCTTAAGAAACGTCACATGGCGTCCAGATCTAAAAGTCTGGAGACACTGGCTTCGTCCAGGTATTACCTGGATTCGGCTAGTGTCAGGGTCAGTTACTAGGTCGAAAATTATTCAACTAAGCGTATTTGCACGTATGTGTGTAAACATTGGTAAGCGACAAGGCCGTAGGGGCTTAGTACTTTATTTGAAGGTATGTAATACTGCACTGATGCAGGCATTACCCGGTGGGTTTCTGTCACATTCCAGTCGTGAGATTGGGAAGGTGGCAGTCGCCCGGTCGCGGAATGGCCTTCCGAGAATTATTCCGGCGTTCGCACGTCGGGAGATTCTTCGTGGCAACACGACGACGATCCGGCTATGGTTAACCTTCTTCGGACTCTACCGAATTCTCCCTTGTAAGGGTGCACCCAAGTTCAGTACCATACTGGACCCGGGGCGGGTGTTATCTAATGAGTTCCTTCAGGAGCTCAGAGGATTCATCCGTAATTCCTTCTTGGTCGAGCTTGGAAAGTTCGAAGAGATTAATCTGCTCGACATAGGGACATCCGTCCTTAGTCGCCCAGAGCCATTTGTTATCTCCAAAGCCTCGAGTGATAAACTCGAGGACCCTGCTATGGTCGTTACGGCCAATCAGTGGAAAGTACTAGGCAAAACTGCACCATCGATTGTAACAAATCAACCTACCGCCTATGCCCATCGCGTCCACGCAGCTTACTGCTGGGCGCATGGAGAGTGGGCTAAAACCCCTGCTAACCTTCTTGAGAATTATCTCAGGGAGATTCCAGGAGGATATGGTACTACCCAGTCTTTCTGGACACTCTTACTCGAGACCGCGGATCTCTGGCCGCGTGTTAGGGCGATCCATCGGACTGATAGACTCTTAGTCCATCATGACATTGAAGCTAACAAGCTTTATGGTGTCAAGGACAGCTCAGCTGTCTTGGCCGATGCACACCCGACAGGGAAGAACGCCTCTGGGCGTTTAGCCCTGCTCGAGGAAGCAGCCGGTAAGGTTCGGGTGGTCGCACTACTAGATGTGTGGAGCCAATGGGCACTTAAGCCACTTCATGATTGGATCTTTGATCTGTTACGAAGTATTCCTCAGGATGGGACCTTTGACCAGCTTCAGCCGGTCAAAGCCCTCCTTCGGAAGGTAGGCAATGATAATACGATTTACTCGTACGATCTTAGTGCTGCTACCGACAGACTTCCTGTAGTAATTCAGGAACTCCTATTGGCTCAAGTGTTTGGGGAGTCTTTTGCTAAGTGCTGGCGAGAGCTCCTCGTAGGGCGTCCCTATTGGATCTCTAAGAGAGTCCAAAGGGAACGTGGGTTAGCTTCCCGTGCCCTTCGGTACGCCGTTGGGCAACCTATGGGTGGGTATAGCTCTTGGGCTATGCTCGCTCTGACACACCACTTGATGGTACAGTTTTCCGCTTATCGTGCAGGTATTCGAGGTTGGTTCACCCTATACGCGGTCTTAGGCGATGACATAGTTATCGCTGACAACCGCGTGGCCAAGAAGTATCGTGCACTGTGTCGGCTCCTCGGAGTTGAGATTGGGTTAAACAAGAGCCTGGTCTCAAAAGGACGTACTCTCGAGTTCGCTAAGAAACTCTTCTACAAAGGAGAGGATATTAGTGGACTCCCCCTTAAGTTCTGGGCTGCAGCGCAGTCCAGTTCTGGAGTAGCCTGTGCTTTGATTAGCCAGGTTAGAGATGGAACGTTCTCCAACGCAGTTAGAGCTCTTGGTGCTGGGTTTAGGGTCGCCGCTAAGGTGAGCGACACACGCTGGGAATTGCTACCCCGGCGGGTCCGCGCACTGGGCGTATCCCTAACGCACCCGTTCATCGGCTCTCGTTTTGCGTTCAAGACGTGGACCGAGTGGGTCTTATCCCATACAGCCTCTACCAGGGGTTTAAACCCTGATATGCTAGCTTGGGTAACACCGTATATGACTGCTGTCGATACAGTGTTACTGAAACCAGCTGAAACGGCC